TACTGGATCAATTTCCAGATACTTCCCAACAAATAATGACAAAGGCTCGTAAATTTGTTGAGATGCTTGGATATGATTTTGATCTGAGGTTCACATCTTCGTGGGTAAACCTGCATGAAGAAGATGGGATGGGCAGGAATCACATTCATGCTAATTCTATGATTAGTGGAGTTTTGTTTCTTGACACACCACCAAACAGCGGTAAATTTCAAGTTATGAGTCCTGCTGTGAATGGTAACAGGTTGTTCTCCACATACATTCAACCAGAAAAAACAGCAGTCAACATGTATAATGTTGATTATCATGTCTTAGAACCAGTATCTGGACAGTGTGTGATGTTCCCATCATATTTGTCTCACATGGTTGGTAAGAACATGACAAAACTCCCTAGGTGGACTATTGCGTTTAACATGTTTACTGTTGGGGTTTTGAGAGAAAATGATGTAGCACCTATTGAGTTTTGATATGCAAGTAACTATTGACTTAGGACCAGACCTTCAGTTAGAATACGAGTCGTGGTTGGATGTGAAAGAGAGTTTAGGTATTGATCGTAGCATCAACAACTTCCTTTATTACACATACAATTTCGGCACCTTTGCTAATCCCAAAAACCCTGACGATAACGAAGAATGACTTACGAAGCAACTGTTGAATTCAAATTCGATGCAACCTTCACCCATAGCTATGGTTCTAGCTGGGATGCTGATGACTTTATTCCTGAAGAGCACTATCTGATCACAGCACCTGCTGCTGATCTTAATGCCAAGCAGTATTTCAAACTTTTTGAAAAGTTCATGCTGTGTGTGGGTATGTGTCCTGCTAGCATTCGTAGTGGTGCTATGTCGTTGGTCTTCAACGATTATGTAACCGAAGCAGAGCAGCGTAAGGTCTGTAAAGAGTATGATCTGATCATGGAAGAGGACTTGGAAGCGCGGGTGAAAGAGTGGAACGAGCGCGAAGAAGAGATTGCCCGTCTCATGAAAACTCCTAAAGGTCCGATGGGCACCGTACTACAACAAGAAACTGATCTTATTGGTTTGGAATAATGATTGACATCCCACGTTTTAATAAACAGACAGATGAAGACCTTTATCTTGATATGTTTGATGATAAACTAGCAGCATACACGATGCTGATGGATAAAGTTAAAGATGCGATCTATGGTCCTGGTTTCGGTAATTACGCTAACTTGCCTGGGTCATGCTTTCAAGTACTTGAGAAGATCACATCCGATCTGGTAAATCTTACCAGTCACGAATATGCTCAGCAAAGTGCTACACTCAAAAATTATTCACTTGGAGAAAAATGATTGATGTCAAGCAAGAAGACGATGGCAGCCTCACAATCTACTGGGACAAAAACGACCCGCAAGAAAGCATCCTCAACACCTGGACCCAAGAAGACTTCATCAACGCGATCCAAAACAAACTCAACACTCTCCAAGAACTTGGAGTCGCTGACGACGCAACCGAAGCGGTCAATCAAGTCACAGAATACTTCATCGACCAAACAGAAGAAGACCTCAACCAAGACCTCAACAACATCAAAAAGTTCCTCGAAGTCCGCCAAGCCCGCAAAGACGAAGGACCAGACAACCTCCCTCGTTTATTCTTCTGATCTGTCTTTGTTTCCATACGTAGATACATTCCCGTATCGCTTGGAAGATAAATCTGAAAAGAAAACTTGTTATTTTCAAACTGAATCACATGCAAGAAAGTACATCGACCGATACAAACCTGAGTACAACCTATACTGTTACGCTTGAGGAAGAAAATGATGAACTCATGATGCCCATTCCTGACGAATTGTTGCTGGAATTGGGTTGGGATGAGGGAGATCTGCTAGAATGGATTTTGGAAGATGACCACATCAAACTTGTAAAGGTGGAGGAAGACTAATGGGCATGTTCGATTACTTCAGATCATCTTATAATCTGGGCGAACAATTTACTAATGTAGTGTGCCAGACTAAAGATATTGAAGAAGGAATCGGTGGCACCATGACTGACTATTGGTTAGATCCAACTGGTCTGCTGTGGTATCCGAGCTATGTTGGCACACATACATTTGAAGTATTTGAAGAGGGGCATCCTAAGTATGACCCTAACCTCCTATGGGGAAACCACGAATGGGTGTCAACGGGTGTGCATGGCAGGTATCAACCACACTACATGACAAAGTATATTGAAGTGTATCCTGCCAACTGGAAAGGAGCGTGGGAAGATTGGCCACGCTTGAAAATTCACTTCAGGCATGGTAAACTACAAGACTACGAGGACATTACAGGACGATGAAACTAATCACACTAAAGCACAGATACGATTATGGGCATGATTGGTATGCCCAAATCCTTCATACAAAGAACTGGGCACTTCTCCAAGGTTCTGTAAGTTGGAATGATTATGCCAGTTGGCCATATCTGCAAATCAAATCAGGTAATGGTAGTACGTTGAGTATTATGTTCTGGGCATATAAATTTGGAATTGACGTAGGATTCATCGAACGCACCTGGAACTGGGACTACATAGAAGACACAGATTATCTCACAATTGATGAGTGTTGATTATGCTTGAAATTCTACTTGCTGCAGCGGTCGCTAGCACACCCATGGACCGCTCGGAACAGATAAATCGATTCTGTTCTTATGTGGTGGGCATTCCGTATGCTAGTGACAACTTCAGCGATGAAGAATGGGAACGTTTCAAATTCTGCAGGGAGCATTTGGAGTGATGTTTAGTACACCAGTAAGAGGAACAGCAAAAAACAAAACCACCTTGAACTGGTGGGAATACTGGATTGGACACTGTTGGATGACAGGATGGCAGAGCATTCGTTGTAATTTCCGTATTTGGTGCGATCTCGCGTCATCACGGTACGATGGGTACGCGCTGCTGACCCAAGACGACCCAGAGGAAGAGTGTAAAGAATGGTTCTGGGCTTCGTTGAATGAAGATGATGTTTATCCCAAAGAGTTCCTGGAGTATCTAATGCAGATGGTAGAAGATATTGAGTTAGGAAAAGTGGAGACTTATCCCATGGATGAAGTCATGGACCGACTGAAAAACCTTGTTGATGGAGTTGAATTGGACGATGAAGACCTTACCTGATAAAAAAGCACTAGACATTATGTGGACGGTGGCAACGAGTGGCAGTTTGGAAACTGGTACACGCCCCCACTATGGGTTTGCTGATCTGCTGTATGATTACCTGACAGACAACATCAAAAACACCTATGGAGTAGAACTCTGCTATGAGAAAGGTAATCGTCAAACCCAAGAGTAGCAAGGCAAAGAACCGCTTTGCTAATGTGATGAATCGTAATCCTGTTTGTATTGTAGAACAGGATACTGGTGGTGAGCTGTTCTTGGTATCCGAGAATGGCGAATACGCTATGTGGGTGAGCACCCGTGAAGGTGTAAATCGTTTTGGTGACAAGTCTGACGCACACTGGGAAATTATTGAGGAAGTTATTGAATGAGTTTTTCTAAGACTATTTCTGTTTGTGCCGCTCTCGCAAGTATCTTTGCTGCTGGGGCTGCTGGTTGGAAATTGGCAAATGAAAACCAAACTCAACCAGAACCACAGCAAGATATTTCTGTCTTTGAAAAGAAAATTACTGAACTTGAGCAAGAACTTACTCAAGTAAAAGACCAACCTAAACCAGAACCTGTAGTAACTCCCCCGCCTCAACTGCCACAACAAACTCAAACCCCTCCCCCTCTTCCGCCTGTTCCCGAACCTAAACCAGGAGAATTTGAATGACCTACGATCAACTCTACGAGCACATCGTTGCCTATGTTGCTATGCCACATACTACCATCACAGAGCACGATCACCGCCGCACCTGTTTGATCCTTGGTGCTGTTATGGAGTTTCACCTTGATTGTCTTGATGAAGGTGTAGATCCACGCACACTTGATATGACTGGTTTTGTGAATGAGAAACTTGATGAATTGGGGGCAGTAAAATGAGCGGTGGTCATTTCAACGATTGTGGTTATGAATACTACAAAGTATCTCAGTTTGCTGATGAATTAGAAGAAGAAATTGAAAACAACTTCATGAACGATGAGTGGGGATATCATCATGGATACCCAGATGAAGTTATTGAATGTCTGGAATCTTATCTACCACAAATTCGTAGAATTGCTGAAATTATGCGTCATATTGATTATCTCTACAGTGGTGATTATGGATATGATAGTTTTTTGCAGCGTTTAAAAGAAACCGAAGCAAAATATAATGATCCTATTCAACAGATCCTGAATGATCCTAATGACAATCTGAACGACAGAATTGCAGAAGCTATGCAGCAGGCAGCAGCAGAGTATGACACTTGATCAACTGGCACAGGGTCCCTTCGAGCTCTGTGCCTTTGCCCTATAATAACTTCAGAAGCGAACCCTCCTAGAGAAACCACCCACAATCAAATGGGATAGGTCCTAGGTAAGATCCTTCACATGCTGTAGGGGAGATCAGCACCCCACACCAAATTATTTCATTACTATGTCCAGCAACTCCTCTTCGTCCTCCAGCGGTATCGGTTTCCCTGGTCTGCTGACTGTTCTGTTTATTGGTCTGAAACTCACGGGTCACATTACTTGGTCGTGGGTGTGGGTGCTGTCTCCTCTGTGGATTAGTGCCCTGATTGGTCTTTCTATCCTTGCTATTGTGTTTATTATTGCGTTGATCAACGGTTGGTTCAAATGATTGCTAGAATTCTTGGTGTTGGAGCAGGAGTATTTCTAATCCTGTTCGTTCTTCTCTCAAGGGGACTTCCTGTTCTATTCTTCATCAAGATGTTCCCTCTTCTCCTCCTTTTGATTGTATCCGTAGCGTTGATTTACGCTGGCGTTACTTCTGATTGATTGTTCTTTACTCCCTAACTAAATTATGTCTACTGGTAAAATTGTTCTCGGTGCTGGTGGTGTTCTTCTCGCCCTGGTGCTCACCGCTGGTCAATTCACCACCATCAACACAGGTGAAAATGGTCTCTATGTGGGGTTTGATGGTCAGGTGAAGAATGAAGTGCTGACGCCTGGTATTAAATACGATGGCTTCGGTAGTATCAAGGTCTTCAACACTCGTAAGATTACTGTTCAATCGGATAATCTGACTCCTAAGACCAAAGACAACACCATTATGAAAGATATGGATGTTGTGGTTACTTATAGTTTGTCCCCCACCAGTCTATATGATTTCTATACTGCTTATGACATGAGTAATCATGGTGTAAGTGAGAATGGTCAGATTGAACTGATGGCAAGTTTCATCAAGCGTCTGATTACTTCTGCTGTGAACCAATCGGTTGACGAATATCCTGCTCTGGATGTGAACAGCAGTCTGGATAAGATTCAGGATACTATCAAACAGAATCTGATTCTCGCTCTGGATAAGAACAACCTGGGTGGTAAGATTGATATTGAATCTGTGGTGGTTGTGAAGGCAGATCTTCCTGAGGATCTGGTTGCTGCTGTGAACCGTGTGGTGACTGCTCAATCTGCCGAGAAAGAGCAAATTGTGAAGAACCGTACTGCGGAACTGAAATCGAACGAGAACAAATCTCTTGCTTCGACTATCACTCCTTCCTATCTTGAGTATCAGCGTAACGAGATTCTCCGTGAAGCCATGAAGAATGGTAGCATCCAGAAGATGATCATCGTGAACGGTGCTAAGATGGACATTCTGCCTGGTGGTTTCGACAATAAGTGATGACACTTTGACAACTGGCACAGGGTCCGCAAGGGCTCTGTGCTTTTGCCCTATAATAACTTCATAAGCGAAACACGCCATGCTTCCTTCCTACAACGCTCTGCAGTTCAACTCTAAGGAAGAGCACCTTGCTGCTCTGTATGATGCTTGTCTGCTGATTGTGAACACATATAATGGTTCTGATGTGCTTGATGGTGTTGATATGGGTCTGTACACTCCCTATCAATTCATGAAGTCTGCGCGTAACGTTGTCAACCAAATTGCCGAGGGTAACATCAAATGACTGATCAGCACACTCTTGACTTTCAGATCGCTGACACTCTAGAGAAGATCCAACATATCAACCCTGTGTTGTATGGTATGTGGTACAGCAAGCTGTATCCTCCTCATGGTGACAACAAACACTGGACTGCTGAAACTCTCACTCATCTGAATAATCTCCTGAAATGAATTACCTCTGCCTTGTTGATGGTGTTGTAGAATATGGCAGCACAGACCTCTACCAATTCAATCATTATCGTATGATGTATTACGAAGACCACAAAGATGTTGAAAATGTAGAGTATCTTGTGCTGACTGATGAAGCATACAACGAAATGTTCCCTTGTGAGGATGAAGA